TATCCATAACCTCGCCAACTTCGCTAGATAAACCAAGCAACGGATAGATAAGCTCGCTAGCCTCAATACGAGTATCTTTCGAGAAAACGCGAGCTTGCTTCTGATAAGTAACAAAATCCATAAAAATAACCCCATAAATAATAGAATAAAGGAAAATCTAGGAATTTCCAGATGTAGCGGATAAAACTAAAGATTCGAAATCAAAGTCTTTATCAATATCCCCCAAATAATATTCATAATTTTCGCTGATAAAACCAACGCATTTTTCATTGAATTCTATGTCTTTTTTAATAAGACTAATATCAAAATCAATAGAATCAATATGACTTTTTACAGAAATGCTTAGAAAATTATCGGACTTTTCTGTTAAAGAACCAAGGAATTTCTCATACTTTTTCTTCTTGGATTTTAGAGCTAAAATAGACGACCGATAAGACCTAATTCTGTCGGAAATAATAGAGCCTGCCTTGCTAATTATATTAACAATTTCGGGATTATTTTGCTCAATAACCCCGAAAATAATACCAATGATATATTCAGAGATACTATAATTATCTTCGGAATACTCCCCGGAATCATAAGACTTTCTTGAACTTTCGTTAGATAAAATCTTATAAAATTTGCATAATTTCTCAAATTTATCTCGATTTCCACCTGCGTCGGGATGAAATTCCTTACTCAATCGCCTAAAAGCGGATTTTATATCAGATAAGCTAGCATTTTTAGGAATTCCAAAGAATTCGTAGATATCTTCCAATTAAATTCTCCGTTAGTTAGTAATATCGCATAGCTTTAGTAATTTGTCAAAATATTTCTTTGGCAAAAAATGAATATGCTCTTCTGCATTTTCTTCCCCGAATAAAGAACAAACATCAGAATAATCCATAATCAAAACTTTTTTCTTAATGAAATTAAAAAAACTATTCTTTACAAAACAAACTTTACCCTCCGTCTTAGTAGAACACGACAAACATATCTTTCCCCCAGAAACTAGCTCCGCTCCGCATAATAAGCACTTCATATAAACTCCTTTTTAATTTTATAGAAACAATATAATAAAAATCAGAATAGAAGTCAAGAATTATTTGTAATAAAAATAAAAAAATACTTGAAATATTAGATAAATATAGATATAATAACGATATATGGGAAAAGACGGAATACAAGAACTTAAATTAGACGCTGATATAATGGGGGATATAGAGAACTCAACTATATTTGCCAAAGAAAGATTTGATAGAGCTAAAGTAGATTCTATCAAAGAAAAATCAGAAAATATGTTTGATACCAAAATCAAACTTAATATAAAAACTGGAAATAAGAAAAAAACAAATAGCGGAATAAAAGTAAAATCAACGCTCGATAAATCAAAAGACGCAAAAATAGATATAACTACAATCGATTGGGATTGCCATAATGTTGATGAGATAGTAGATAAAATGCTTCAATTCTGTGAAACTATGTTTCAACCGAGTATGCGTCCATATCAAGTACCTATTGTTAAACGAATATTTGAGGCATTTCTGAAAAATGAGGGCTGCATTATAACTGTTGTTTTGCCGCGGCAAAGCGGAAAAGACGAATTGCTTGCAAGAGCGTTATTAACATTATTAATACTTATCCCATCTTTATCTAAAATATTCCCGGAGCAATTAAGTATTTATGAACGGGGATTAAAAATAGGGATATTTGCCCCGGTAAATGAACAGGCATATACGCTCCATAGCAGAATGCAAGGACTATTAGACACCGATTTAGCCGATGAAATCCTAGCAGACCAAGACCTAGACGCAAAAAAGAAATATAGCGGAGGACTGTTGCAGATTTTAGGACCAAACGGGCGAAATGGCGTTCCAATATATAAATCCTTCTGCCGAATTCAAACATCGGCAAAGCAAGCAAAGATAGAAAGCAAGACCTACGACCTAGTAGTTGTTTCAGAATGTCAAGAAGCCGATTCAGATAAAGTAAAAAAATCAATACTTCCAATGACTGCAAATACTAACGGATTAGTAGTTATGTCAGGAACGCCAGCCCCATATACTTCATATTTCTATGAAACAATACAAAAGAATATGGTAAAAGACTTTAGAAATAAAGTTAAACGCTATCACTTTCAATATGATTACAAAGAAGTTATGAAATATAACAAATTCTATCGAGCCCATATTGAAAATATGAAAAGAGAGCTTGGGGAAGATAGCGATGCTTTTAGAATGAGTTATAAACTCGAATGGCTAATAGAAGAGGGAAAAGCAATAACTCCAACAGATTTTGAAGAATATATGATGGACCAATCCGCTCAACTTGAGTATTCATCGGATAATAGAAGCATTTATGTTGCCGGATTAGACTTTGCAAGAGTAAAAGACTATACAATTCTTACAATAGCAAAACTAAAAAACCCAACGCTAGATATTATATCTAGCTCTGGCGATACTGAGAAGCATATAGTTAATTGGCTAGAAATGAGAGGCGACGCTTGGGAACAAATAGTGGAATCCATAATTGACCAGCTATTATTATTTAAAGTTAGAATACTTACTTGCGATTCAACCGGAGCGGGAGACCCAATAGTATCTATGCTTGAAAGCAGACTATATGATAATAAGATTGATATAAAACGCGTAGTTTTTAACGAAAAAGTTAAAAACGATATGGCAATATTATTCCTAAATGAAGTTAAAGCTCGAAGAATAAAGATTCCATATCATCCTAAAGTATTAAGCAATAAGAAATTACAGAATTTTATGACCCAGCTTTATGCAGTTGATAAAAAATATAATAAGAACCTCGTAGAAATAGTAACTCCAAACAAAAAGAGAATCCCGGACGATTATATTCAGAGCTTACTAATGCTAGTTTATGGCAGTCGGACTTATACTCTCCCGTATGTTCAAGAAGAGCGGGGAAACATATTCTTTAACAAAACTGATAAAATTACAAAAGCATCTCTATATGAATACGGAATGGAAAAATACAAAAGCAGGATAGCGGCAATAATTAAAAAGAGCATTGAGAATTGATAACGAATAATATTTTTAATTTATACCAAATTTGTCTTGACTTATTTTATAAATACTGTTATATTGACTAAAAAGGAGATAGTGATGGGAAGAAAGAAAGAAGAGAATTTATGTACCTTTTATGTTTCAATACCTAAAGAGGTAAAAAGCGAATTCGATAAACATTGTGAATCTAATGGATTAATAAAAGGCTTTGTTATAGCAAAGCTATTAAGCAAGTTCTTGAGTAGTCCGAATGAATTTCTAAAATAGAGATTGACAATAGCATTTTGTTTTGGTATCAAATATTTATCCTGTATGGTTGCGGGGTATAAAAGATACTAAAATCGCAAGCCTATTGATGTAGCCGGGGAGTAGCATACAATGCTTAGTATCCGTTGTATGTGAAACAACCAGACCGGCTACATTAATGGGCTTTTTTATTTTAATTTGTATTGTATATTTATTGACACAGCATAATAAATATGCTATACATTTTGTAAGTATTGGAGGAGCTTATGAAAGAAATCAAAAAAACATTTTGCGGGAAAGATATAAGGTGCTTTACTATTGATGGCGAACCTTATTTTTCAGTTTATGACCTTTGTAAAGTTTTAGACTTGTCAAATTCGAGAGAACAAACAAAAAGGCTTGATAAACATGGGGTACGTAGAACATACGTCATCGATAGGCTTAAAAGACAACAAGAATTAGTAATAATAAATGAGCCAAATTTATATCAACTAATATTTAAGTCAAAGAAAAAAGAATCTCAAGATTTTAAAAAATGGGTATTTGAAGAAGTGTTGCCCTCAATTAGAAAGACTGGCAAATATTCTATACCGGAAGAAGTAAAAAAAATATCTACAGAAAATAGAAATCTTTTAACAACTGAATGGCAACGGCATGGTATTGAGAAGCCCTATGAATATGCAAATTTAACTATTCAAGAGTATAAATGTTTAGGCGTACCGGATAAAAGAAAAAAAGATTTAACACGAGGGGAAACATTATTATTATCAGCTCTTGAATCAATGGAAATGCTAAAATTATTTAACGATGATAATATCAATGGCTATCACGAGTGTAAAGATAGCTTAATTGAAACAACCGAGCAAATAAAAAATATTACTGATAAAAAAGAAAGAATAGAGGAGGCTTTATGAATATTAAACTTAAAGACAAAGAGGAAATAATAAAAAATAGTATTATATGTGATACTAATTCTGTCGGTGTATATTTTCTAATCGACGGAGATGAAATAGTTTTTATAGGTAAAACCACGCAAGGATTAAAACAAGCATATTATCATAAGAAAATAAAAGTTTATGATAAAATATATTTTCAGAATTGTGAGCATTATAACTTAGATGGTTTACTATCAGAATATTTAATTAAATTTAATCCGAAATATAATAATACTATTTACTTAAATTGTATTAGTATTCCAAAAATAAAAGCTCTATTATCCGCGAGCGGAATTCAAGTAGATAAAAGAATAATTAAACAAACAATATTAAATCTTAATATAGATGTATATACTTATAATTGCCAAGTATATATTTCTAAAAAAGACTTTAGTATAATTAAAGAATATATTTTGGGGGTGGAAAATGACAAATAATACTGATATTTCTGTTTGTGAAGAAGTCTATGATACAAACGCCGGAAAATATAAAGTAACTACAATAGAGCCTAAAAAGAATAACTTTGGAAGTAGTTATAATTTCAATGTTGGTATAGCAAATATATATGGCGTGAATGAAGCTATATTTATTAATAATCTAGTATTTTGGATTAAAACAAATGAAAGCAATAAAAGAAACTTTATTGATGGTTTTTATTGGTCATTTAATACAAATGCCGGTCTAAGATCTATATTCCCTTTTTGGAGTACACAAAATATAAGAACAATAATAAAGTCATTAATATCTAAAAATGTTATAAAGACAGGCAAATATAATAAAAAAGGTTATGACAGAACTTTATGGTACACTATAATAGATTTGGAGCTTTGTAATTTCTTTGAAATCAATCTACCATTTGTTAATTCTAACAAATGCCATTTGTTAAATTCAACAAATGCATTTGTTGATTCTAACACACCTATACCAGATATAAAAACTAAAAATATAAAAAAAGATATTCTTAGTGAATCTGCCCCAGCAGATTCACAGAGCAATACTACTTCAACTAAAAAAGAAACAGAAGATATTTTAGATATACCAAAATTAAATAACAATTTAGTAACCTTAGAAATCGGAGGAAGAAAAGAGACTTATGATATTCAAGATACTAATTCTTTAGAATTAGAGCTTAATAAAAATATAGAAAAAATTTCTAAATCGGATAAAGATATTATTAATCTTTTAGGTAGAATCTATTTATTAAATTATTTATTAAAATATAAATCTAATTTTAGGAATAATCTTTATCCGCGGGATTATAAAAATATAAAAACAATGTTTTTAGACTATGGAAAAACCGGAGCAAAAGATTTATTATTATACAGCATGGAAAATTGGAAAGATATAAAAAGCAATTTAAAAATTGTAAAACAAATTCCAACAATAGACCTCATATCTAAACATAGACAAGAAATAGAATATTTTAGACAAAAAGAAATACAAGCAACTAATAAAAAACAAGGGGAGTGGTAGTTTTAGGCAATATATAACTGTGGGGGTAACCGCGGAGCTGATTTGCAATCAGAGAATACTTTGCAAAATCGCACCGGTTGCTTGAGGATTGGTAACATTAAAGATTTATATGTATTTTGATAAATTATGTATAGACGCTAGTAAACGAAGCAATACACTAGTAATTTTTGCGTTTATTATAGCAGACAGATATGGGATTAATTATATAAAAAGATAATTTTTATAAATTTTGTACTTTTATCTGATTTTGTTGTTGAAATAAATATATATTTGTGTTATTATGCTAGTAGGTGTAATTATGCTTACAAATGAATTTAGACTTTCTAGCGTTGATAACCTTTCAGAGCAAGACTTATTTTCTGAAATCCATATAGATATGTCTTTCAATGAGAAAGATAGGGTTTCAAGAAATAGCATTTATTGGGATTTGTACAAGGGGAAACATTGGACCCCGGAAGAGCAGGATGATGACCAACCAACCCCAACATTTAACAAAGTAAAAATAATAGTAAATAAAATCTTATCACATCTCGTAGGTAAACCTTTTGCAATAAGCTATTTGAATGAGAAGATAGAAAGCCTTTTAGCCCCGTATGTAAATTTTATTTTAGAAAGCTCAGGGGGGATAGAGTGCTTTGGGTGGGAAGCCGCTCAAATGGGAAGTATAACCGGAGATTGTTTTTTAAAACCAAGCTATAATGAGAGTTCAAAGTCTGTTAGCTTGAATGTTTTAGATAGCTCTGATACGTTTGTAACATATAGATTTTCTGATTACCGGAATAATGTTCCTAGCGATGCTCTTATCCGCTGGCAGTTTATTGATGATGACGGGAAAATAGCGTGGAAAAAACAACGCTGGTATAAAGATAGCTTTTATACAGTAATAGATAAAAAAATAGTAAAAGATGAATCGGGAGTAAACCTTTTAGGTAAAGTCCCATTGGTGCATATAAGAAATCAAATCATAGGCAAAGAAGTCTACGGCTTGTCGGATATATCTGATTTAGAGAGTTTAAATAAATTATTGAATTCAAGACTTAGAAGATTTAATGACGACGTTGATTATTGCGGAGACCCAATAACAATAATATTTGGGGCAAGACTTTCGTCGTTAGAAAGAGGGGCTAATAAGACTTGGGGCGGATTACCCGCAGATGCAAAAGTTCAGAATTTAACGCTTGACACAGACTTACCCGCTCAACAGAGAATGATAGAGTATATATCCGGGGGAATTCACGAGAGCGGAAATGTGCCGGAAGATAGCGTAAACGGAAAAAAACACATGAGTAATGTTAGCGGAACAAGCTACCATTATGACCAAATTCCGATTATAGAGGCAGTAGATAGAAAGAGATTAGTATATGGTAAGGGCTTTAAATCAGCTATTGAAATGGGTTTAGAACTTTTAGAAATATGTGATAGAAAATATAGACTAGGACTTGGCTTAACTAATGTAAAAAATGAAATAGAATCAGTATTAAGAATGAGTAATAACCCATTGGCTAAATTACAGAGGTGGAATACAGTATTTACTCAATTTCAGGAATACTTCCCGAAAGATAAGATTAGCGAATTACAAGCGTTAAGTATGGAAATAAATATGGGAATAGAAAGTAGAGCTGGAGCTATGAAACGCTTAGGGAGAGAGAATATAGACTTTAAATTAACAGAAATCTTGAGAGATAGAGAATTATTTGGAAAAGCTGATAAAGACGTAGAACCAATAGGGACTAATGAGATTAGGTCAGATTTATATAAAGATTCTTCCCCAACAAAAGATAAATCGGGAGATGAACTGGAGGATAAAAATGATAAGGAGTGAATTAGTAAGTTTAAATAATTTTGATGCAGTATTGTCAGATGGTTTTATAATTCAACAGGAAAATGGCAATAGCGTTTTAAAACTAAAAGATACAAGACCTAATGGCTCTTTATTTTACGCTGACTTTACTAGGTCGCTTAACGACTTATGGAATAAGACAGGCGGATTATATACAACTCTTGGGGTAGTAGATATATCTAGCGGACTTTTAGACCTTTCTTATAATGACGTTCGTGGAATAAATTATATACTACAGGCTAATACAAATATAAAAACAGGAAGCATAATCTTTGAATATACACCTAATTACGTATATAGCGGGTTTTATACCCCGGAGCCAAAAGAAGTAGGAGACCCTGATGAGATAGATAGAGATATAGTGATTTATAGCGACGGTAGCGGAAATACACTATCTTGCAAGATAACCCATAAGCAAGATAATAACTTATTTATTGAATTTTATACAGATGGCGGAAAGATAGCCGCATTTTCATATATATTCCTAAACGAGTATAATAGAAAATATATAATTGAAGTAACCTATGATTTTAATATAGCTCTTGGGGAGGAATGTGTAAACCTCTATATAAACGGAGTTAAGATAATAACAAACCAATTAGAACATGGGCAAAAGTTGATAGCAAAGGATTATAGAGCAACCTTTGATAATTTTTGGATAGGAAATGACTATACAAAAACAAGGTATTCAAATTTTAAAATGGGATATGTCGCTATTTTTAATGCGGTGTTACATAATGCCGCGTATATTGTTCCAGTAGTATTACCGGATAAAATTTATAGCATTCATCCGCAATATTGCGATATACAGGGCTATTTTGGAGTAAAGAAACTTGTTGAGATATATAATTCAGTATTATTAGCAAGTAATTCAGAAATACGCTTAGTTATTGGGATAAAAACAGATTCCGGGATAGATTATAAATACTTCGATATTATAAATAAATGCTGGAAAATAAGCAATTCTACGCTATTGCAAGCTAATCTATTTTCAGAATTAACGGTGGAAGCATTAGAAATGCTAATCCTAAAAGATTCTGAAATATGTTTTAGACTAATAGGAATTAGCAATAATGGCTATGATACCCCAATGTTTTATTCTTTTTATCTTGATTATATATTCTTTTATAAGAAAACAGTTGAAATACACAAGACTTTGGTGTATATTAACTTTGAAGGCGTTTCAAAAAGCAAGTGTAAAATACGGGCTGTTTTAAATAGTAATACTATTTACAAAGATATTTACGAATTAACGCCTGAAATATATGAGAGCGTGTCAGATGAGTATGGCTATGCGGAGATATATGTTCCTGATACGGATAATATGGATGAAACAAATTATTATATATTTACATTATATAATAATGATACTTTATATAAGACCATTAACCTAAAAGTGCCAGAAGTCCAGAATATTGAATTTCATCAATTAAGTTTTTCATAAAATAAGGAGATTGTATGGGTGGCGAGCAGAAAACAGATGGACAATTAGACCATAAAACCGAAGAGGTTTTAGAATTACTAAAAGACAAGACAATTCCCTCTGATAAGGGCGAATTAGCAAAGTTAATAAGTTCTATTATTGAGGATAAGGTTTTGCAGGCAAAAAAAGAGACTTCGCATATTGAGAAAGAGAAGCTGTATAATCAGATTAGGGAGCTTAAAGATGAAAATAAGCAGTTTAAAACTAATCTTGATTTATTACTAAAGCAAAATACGGAAAAGAGACAGAAGGAAGAGGATTTGATTAAACAACAGGAAGAAGAGAAGAAAAGAATCGAAGATGAAAAAAAGAAGTCAGAAATGGATTTAACCGAGCGGATAAAACTTTTAGAGAAAGAGCTTAATAATTCTTCTCTAAAAACGGAAGAAGTAAAGAAAAAATCAGAGGAATTATTAACCAAAGCAGTTGAGTTTACAAAAGAGGAATTGCGAAAGAAAGATTTGCAGTTATATATTCAGCAGGTTATTAATCAAAACAACGGAGAAATTATACCTGACTTAGTAGCAGGGAATACTGTAGAGGAAGTTGATGCTTCATTAGAACGGGCAAAAAAACGCTATCAAGAGTTGATAGTTAAGAAGAAAGAGAAAGATGATCAAGCAATGTTGAATAGTGGTGGTGTTCCAAGAGATGCTAATGATAGGGTTATAAATAAGCAATTAGCGGTAGATAACATTTGGGATTTAGATAATAAGTCTTTTAATGAATACGCTGATAGCTTTATCCAATCGTTATTAAAGCCATAAGGTTTTATATTTTTAAAAGAGAGAGGTGAAATATGGGCGGGAATTTAACAGATTTAAACGCTATACAGAATCAAATATTACCAATATATTCAAGAAAATTGCTAGAGGAGCAAACACCTAAGCAATATTTCTGGAATTTTTGTCTTTTAGACCCGGAATTGAAATTGGATGGCACTCCGGGAAAAGAAGTTATGTTTAATGCCGTACCGGAATTGACAGGCGATGGACTTATACCGGATGAAGATACTCCAATTAGTATTGAAAAGCTGGGTAGTTCAAAAACCAGTATTTATTTGAAAGAATTTGGAAAAGGGGCGCAGTTCTCAAGATTTTCGACAGTAGCTTCATTGCTAAATATGCTTGACGTGGCTAAAACAAGACTTGGAAAGCATTATGCAATAACAATGGACAGATACTTGAGAGATGTTTTCTTTACAACGGCGAATAAGTATTATGCTCGGACCACAGGTCTTTCTGGCACAAGTTATGCAAACGTAAATTCATTTTTCAATGTAATGACGATAGATTCCGTTAAGGAAAAAGCGGCAGGGCTTGATTTTCCAATGTGGACTGATGGTTCAAGAGGGGATTATTGGATTTTCATTGGAACTCAAAGACAAATCAGACAGTTTAACAGAGACAAGCTCTTGGTTAACAAGAAGAACTATGCGGCTCCAACAGATTGGTTGAGAGGCGAAGTAGGTATGTTTGAAGGCGTAACTTACTTGAGTTCTACTTTAATGGATGAGCTTATTCTTCCAGGTGCGAGCGCTAACTCAAAAGATGTACATAGAGGGCTTTTAATAGCTCCGGGAGCTGTTGGTATTGTTAGGTCTATTGCAATGCGATTGTCAGCTTTGGCTTGGGATGAAGTAAAGAGGTCTCAAATTGTATTATGGTATGCTCTTTTAGGGGCAGGCATTCTTCAAGATTATATCTATGAGATTGCTACCGAAGATGGCTTACCGTCATACGCATAAAAATAGGAGGGTAGATAGATGGCTCAAGTTAATTATTCAAGTAGTTATGCTATGGAATGCGTCCAAAACGTAGTTGCCTTAGCCAACGCTGGGAAGGTTGTTATTCAACTCCCGGATGATTTTCATGGTTCTTTGATTGTTCAAGCGATAGATTCTGCTGGCGTATCTTATGCGCCTGCGGCTACTACTTTTACAACTGTATTAAACCTTACGACTAAGGTTTTGACTGTTACAAATGCAAGTGGGGCGGCTTTCACAGGAAAGTATATCGCTCTGTTTGTTAAATAGAGAAGGGGAAGCGTATGGGAGAAATTACTATTGATAATGCTATTGATGAAATTAAAATTGAAGAAACTACTAAGAAGTCGAGATTTCAAAAGAAAGAATCTGTCGAGAAAGAGGCTAATGACCTAGATTCAGCAATGAAGGAAGTAAAAATGGTCAAAGTTAAATTTAAGAGAGATTTGAACTTTTATTACGGCGAGAAAAAGTATAAGTATTCTTTTAATGAAGTTAAGAGCATACCAATCTTAGTGTATAATATTCTAAAAGCAAACCCGAATAACTTAGAACTTGTTATTTAAGTAGGTGGATTATGAAAAGGGTATATTTTAATGCGGATGGCTTTGATAATATTCAATTTGTTAGGATATTTCATAGCAATACAATATCAGGAAGTTTTTTGCATTTACAAGATATACCCTATAATCCTTCTTTTGATTATGTTGATGTTGATTCGGATTCGTATTACTTTAAGGTTGCTTTCATAATTGGCGGGAAACAGACAGAATTATCTGGTGCAGTTATACCAGAGGATATTGGAAGAATTATAAATATAGTATCGACTGATTTAGGAGATATAAACAGGGATGACCCGGCTTTTTCGGAAGAAGAATATGTTATGAAGATTCGTCTAGCCGTAAAGATTTTAAAGGGTGTAGAAACTGTATCAACATTATCTGATTCAGATATGGATATTATATGCAAGTTAGTAATGAAGTCTTGTTGTTATGTATTGGCTTATGATAACGCTAGATATACAAAGTTGACTTTACCAGATGGAATATCCTTGAGTAAAGGCGATAGAGTTGCTCAATATCTTGCAATAGTCAAAGCGTTAGAGAATGAAATCTCTTATTTGCTAAATGTGTTTGGCGGAAACGCAATCGATGGTGAAGGAAATACTTTTAGCGTTATAAGTACAACGAGACAGACATATTTTAAAGGTAGTACAAAAAGGTATAATTTTTGATAGGAGGAAGATATGAAAAAAGATGGCGTAGACATTTTTTTAACAAAAGGCGGATATTGTAGAAGATTCCCGGAAGGTATTGTTGGACCTTTTAAAACAAAACAAGAAGCGGAAAATTCTTATTTTGTAAAGAAAGAGGAGAAAAAAGAAGTCTTTGTTAAATCTGAAAAGAAAAAGAAAGAGGAAGTAATAGTATAGGGGCATTGGTTTATGGACGCGAAAGCTAGAGCAAAATTAAAAGAGGCTAATGAGCTTGTATCTGATATCAGAGAAGCGTTCGATGAACTTGGTGGACCTATTATTTGGAAAAAGCAAGTAGTTAATACTTATGATACTCTGTATAAAGAGGTTACAAATCCTGTTTATATAGACTATGAAATATTTGGCTTGAGTTTGAAACAGGTTCGTAAAGAAGAACTTGAAGAAGAGGGTTTAGATTTTAGAAAGACAATGAAATCCTATATCGACGCAAGCCAATTTTCTGGAAATGATATAGAGCCGAGTGTAGAGGATAGAGTATTTTATAAAGGTGTTTTATTTGAAGTTGTTAAGATAAACCCTTTAATCATATATGATAATATGATTTTTTATACTATCTTTTTTTGCGAGGCAACACTATCATCGCAAACAGAAGAGTATATTGCGGAAAATGAGAAGTTCTTTGAAATTAATAATAATACTTATGAAGAAAGCAGGGTTTTATATCCGGCAAGTATATTAGGAAGCATTGCTAAAGAATATTATGTCTTTAATAATGCTAATAATATGCTAAAGATTAGAGCCGATGATAATTCAGATTATATACTGGCTATAGACGAATTTGATTATACTGGATTAGAGCTTGTTGAGTATTTTAATACTAAATTTGTGGCGGAGTATAACTATATAGAAGCATTTTTAGATAGCGGAAAGATTGGTTTTAGAACAATAACAAAAGGCAGTAATTCTGTATTAAATGTGTTGTATATTGAGAATTTGTGTTATAATGAGATTGGTATTTTAGTTGGTAAATATGTAGGTAGTTAGCGTATGAGAAATTTAGCAGAAGTTACATACAAAGGATATAAAGGGTCAAAGGCAATACTTGCTCTTAAATCCAATGTAGAACTTTTTTTTAATAAAGGGCTAACTATAACCGTAGCAAATGTTGTTTACAGAATGGCAACCGGTTTAAGAGATTCTATTATAGAGAATGCTAAAAAAGGGAATTTTACTTATGAGCCTTTATCAGAGAGATGGGAAAAAGAAAAGAATATATTGCGAGATTTAATAGATAATGATGGAAGAGACTATCCGAGTTGGATATTTACCGGAGAGCTATTGAAAGCAATACATTATAAGGTTAATGGGAAGGAATTTGCAGATGATAAAGAGATGTACAATTATTTAAGAAAATTAGTTGAACGCGGAGTAAAGAAGTTAAGAATGGACGTAGGTATTTTTCAAGGAACAAAGATTTTAGGCTATGAGTTAAGAGGTAGTGAAACAACAAGTTATACGGTAGAAACAGTCCCAGACGGAAGAGATGCTTATACAGTAGCTTTGGCTTTGGAGTATGGTACGCAAAGAATACCGCCAAGACCAATATTTACAGATACTTTTAATTCATCAGAATTTAAAGCAAAGATGAATGAGATGACCAAAAGATATAGAAACTCGATATTGAAGGCTTGGAAAGATACTAGAACATATATATATAATGAAGGGACGTACGAGGCGGCTAAGAAAGAAAGAGAGGAGAAAAATATAAAGTCTGGAGATAGTTTATAATGGCGGAAGTAGGATATAGACTGCGAGATGTTAATAATACTCTTTATGAATTTATACGTAATAGAAATATAACCGTAGACCAAGAAGGAAAAGAAGTTAGAGTAAAGACATTCATAGGTACTCCTAATGAGGCTATATCTAAGAAAACTTATCCGTTGATATTTATAAATCCGGGGTTTATGGCTAATCAACCGGGTATTTGGAGAATACCGGAAGTAGTAGACTACCAGTTAAGTTCGGAGAATGAAGCAATAATAGGAAAATGCGTATCTAGCGTTAGAAACGTATTTTTTACATATCAGATAGGATTTTTAGTCGAATATTCTCAACATAGAGATTATTTAACCGAAGAATTTATTGATATGTTCCCGTTAGAATTATATTTACCATTTAAAGACGCTCAAGGAGTTGACTATAAGTTCGTATTTAAACATGATGGCAAATACATTCCTTTAGATTATATTCAAGATAACAAAAATATAATTAGGCGGGATATTACAATGACAATAAAGTTAGCTTTTGGAAGCGAAGTAATAACAGAAGAGTTATATGCTTTTGGCGGAGTAGAGCTACAGATGTATGATTTTTTAGTAGGAGGTGAATGATATGAGTTTTTTTGACCCTTATAATAAAAAACCAGGTGCGTACTTTACAGAACAAAAGTCTGATAAACAAGTATTAGCCGGGATTCCTAGAAGCGTCTTAGGCGTTATGGGTGTTGCTAAATGGGGACCTTTTGAAGCTACATTGAGTTATTCAATGGCTGAATTATTACAAAAATATGGGAGTAACATAAGTTATCAATATCAGACAATGAGGCAGTTAAATAAAGCATTTCTTAATTATGGTAATAGCGTAGGTAATATGACTGTTGCTTTTGCGAGAATAGCGCACTATACTGACCCGACTGACCCGGCTACGCTGACTGCGTTAAAAGCTGGCGGATTTTTATATGATGCTAATGCTACTCCGGCAAGTATTGGGGCGGCTGTTGCGGCTGCTGGAAATACAGGCGACGAGGTTGCGGCTTCCGGTGGAACTTATACCGGAACGATTAATGGGACGTATAAAGCTACTGTTACGACCGGGGCTGCTACTTATGCGGATAGCGTAATTTCTTTATATTTTTCGGCTGACGGAACAAATTGGACGTTGTTAAACACAGCAGTCCCGATAAGCGGTACGCCTATAACTATTGAGAAAGGCGTAACTATAACATTAACTGATGGTACTGACCTTGCATTAGTTCAAGGTGATGAATGGACTATTCCTGTTGTCGCGGAAGGAATGGCAGAAGGCGATAAGAGAATAGAGATTACTGCAAAGTATCATGGAACATTAGGAAATGATATCGTAGTAAAAACGCTTGCTCCGTCTAATGGCGTTGCCGGAGATTTCAACCTAGAGATTTTAGTAGGTGGAATTTCAAAGAGATTATATACTAATCTTTCCCCAGATTTGGAATCTGCTAATTATTTTGCAAGCGTAATAAATGCCGATTCTATTTGGATTACTGTTACGGATATTGCAAATATTCAAGATGTCGGTATTGGCCAGACAATTACTTTAACAGGCGGGGACGACGGTATAACAGGGCTTGTTGACGCAGATTATATTGGAGACCCGGATGTTAAGACTGGAGCTTATCAGTTCTCGGTTTATAAATATCCATTGACAATTTGTTGCTTTGACGCAGATGTTAAAACCGCACCTGCTACTTTATATCAAGCAATATATAATTGGATAAATACCAAGGCAATGAGGAATTTTCAAATTACTTGTATTCCTAAAGCTCTTACGGTACGCGATGATATTGTTGATTATCTCAAGAATACATTGCAGTTTGATACTAAACGCGGAGCAATATACTACGGGTGGGGTATTGATGAAGATGACGGAGAGATAATTCCATTAACAGGAGCAATAGCCGGTATATATTGTACTGTTGCAGATACAATCGGAGTTTGGGAGAATCCTGCGGGAAGCGATTTCCCATTAAAAGGTTTTAGCGGATTACATTTTACATTATCAGATACAGCTCATGGAGTATGTAATGAGAACAGAATTAATGTTTGTACGATAGAACAAGGACGGGGAATAGTAATCGACGGTTCAAGAACATTGGCTTTTACAGAGAATGCAAATTATTTCTGGATTGGTCAAACAAGAAATACTTATGACCTTGAAGCAAGAATTGATGTTAATACAAATGTTAAACATAAGCTAAGTAAGAATAGCTTATATAACAAGTTATATACAATAGCTTATGGAATTCTTAATGCAAGAGATAAAGAAGGCGGGTTAGATAACGAGGCTGGAACCCCATTTGGCGTTATATGCGATGCTTCTATTCAGACAGATGAATACAAGAATAAGGGTGTTACCCTTATAAAATGGGGTATAAGGAATTGGAAAACTTCTGAATTCCAATGGTTTGAATTAACGCCTTTTACAGACGGAAGTTCATTATAGGAGGTAAAATATGGCTGCTTTTGATATTGTAAACGGTGGGAATGTTAATGCTGGTTTTAATGACCAGTTTAAAAGACAGAGAACTGCTGGTATTCCAAAGTCTAATTATTTGGTATATGTTATTCCATATATTGATGCCGCAACAGGAAATGATTTTGCTAATCCGAAATTAATTGCTGGTTGTCAGACATTATCTGGTTTAGAGGGCAGGGTTGAAGAGAAAGATTTTAATGCTAGTGAATCTTTAGTTACGGAGAAGATAGCTGGGAAGATATCCCATACAAATTTAACATTGACTAGAGGGTTCGATCATGATAATTTCTTGAGACAATGGTATTTGCAGAGAGGAAATCCTGGCGTTGGTTCTGCTTCTGGTATATCCGATAAATTTTTAGCAGATATCGTTATTGCTAAATTACAACCGGATAATGTGTCGGTTGCTAGATTGATTCTTGTAAAGAGCGCTTGGATAGTAATGTATAAAGCTGATGATATGGATGTAAATTCTACAGACCCTTGGTTTGAATCTATTGAGATAGCTCATAAAGGTTGGGCTTATGGTTTATATCAAGGTGTAAGGAATACTATGGATCCTAATACAGGTAATCTTATTACGTTCTCAACATTAGTCTTGGCTAATACTAATGGTGAGCCGTTAATTGCTCCGGCAGTTGCAGATTATTATTTCAATACATCGGATAGGACTTATTATCCTATAGATGTTTCTAATTTCTTTGATAAGCTTTAGGAGTATAAAAGGTAAAAGGTATGTTTAGGTTTACTAAAAATAATTATCCTTTTCCAGAGTTTAATGACCAGTTTAAAAAACAGAGGGTGGCTAGCCAGCCATCCTCTAATTTTGTATTTTGTGTTGTTGATTATTTAGGTCCTTATTCTTTTCCGTTTTATGCTAATACTACAAGTTTTCAATTAAAGAGAATAGGTGGCTTTCAGTCAATAGACGGATTAGGGTATAGCTTAAACAAAGATACATTTAAAAACCGGAGTTCAAGAAGCTCGGTAGAATTACCTAAAGATGTTTCTTATGAAAACATAACAGCTAAAAAAGGATTTGATAACGGAAATTTTATAAAGAAGTGGGCAAATACCGCTATCTCCGGGTATGCTTATATGGCAGATATTGCTATATTAGTTCTTGACGGGGCAGCAAATAATATTTTTAGAGTAGTAGGATTAAAAAATTCGTGGGTAAATAAGTATTCGCCAGGCTCTTTAAATATAGATAGCTCTGATACTTGGATAGAAGAGATAGTAATATCTCATGATGGAATGGCTTATTTAAATTTTGAAAAAACGCTAAATGTTGTTGATTTATATGATGGAAAAGAGTATAATTATGGAAAGTCTGAATATTTTTATGCTGACGAACCAGGCGTACTTGACTATGGCTCTTTTGTTGGAAACTCTGCAAAAATAAGTATTCAAGATTTTTTTGTATCATTTAATTTTTAAGGAGAATTTATGAGAATCCCAGGTTTATTAGAAAAAGAAGTTGTTTTAGATTATCCATTAACATTAGGCGGAAAAGAGTTCAAAGAGGTTATTATTCGTGAATATACCGGATTAGATGAGGAGCAAGTATCTCAAGATGATATTAGAGAGAATATTATTCTTGTAGAGAATATCGCTGTATCAAGGTGTATTGCGGAAGTTAAAGGAACAGATTTATTACCTACGCCGGAAGAAATAAGCGGAATGCCTACAAAGATTGTAGAGAATTTAATGCTTGAAGTGCGTAAATTGACTTATGGTAATAATATAAGTTTTAAGGGTACTTGTGTAAAGTGTAAGAGAGCATTGATATTCGAGGAGAATATTGATGACTTTGCTATTAAAAAAGATTGCAAGAATGTAAGTATAACTTTTAGAACTCCGATAGTTAGGGGTGGTAAATCATATAGTAAGTGTCATTTAAAACCCATAACTAATGGAATTAGGGGTCTAATTTTTGATAAGGGGAAGAAAACACCATCAAATAAAATGAATTCTACTGTGTATCAATCGAGTATAATAAGGATTGAAAATGAATCCGGGGCGCATATAATACCAACCTTGGATGAAGTTTCGGCATTAACAAAGTTCGATAGAAAACAGATTGAAGATAATATTGGAAGCGTAGATTATATTGATTCTTCTGTTGATTATTTATGTCCTTACTGTAATACGAATAACCCAGTAGTTTTGCCGATATTTGATTTTTTATTTTAGACCCCCTATATGACTTCGAGGAGCCGGATAGTTTGTATGAGCAATACATAGTTATTGCCAGAACAATAAAGTCTATCAGCCTCGAAGAATATATAAATATGCCGGTTAGGCGGAGAAGAAAACTCACGACTGCCTTAAAAAGTAGTTTAGATAGAGTACCACCTAGCTTTATATAGGGGTAGAGTATGAGCGACGCTTTAAATTTAACATTAGGTTTTTCTATATTTAATGAACCTACCGGAGCATTAAATAGAATATTCAGGAGCTTGGATAGAACAAGCTCTGCCGCTTATAGAGCGTCTAGGAATTTCAACGCATTAGATGATTCTGTTTCAAGGGGTACAAATAGCTTTGATAGATATTCAACTTCTATGGCTAAAAGCACCGCTATTGCCGCTTCTCTTGGAACAGCATTTTATTATCTTACCGGAACAATAAAAGAAGCCGTTAAATATGGCGTAGAATACGAAAAACAACTAATAAATATAAGAAACGCATCTGGGTTTACAAAAGATATAAAAAGCATAAGTACGGAGATAAAAGGCTTAACAGATAGTATGTATAGCCTTGTAGATGTTTCTAAGGCTTATTATCAGATTTACTCCGCAGGTATTGTTGGCTCCGGTAATTTGGGGAAATCTGCAACTGCCGTTGCCGTAGATATGGCAAAAATGTTTTCTATCATATCCCAAGGGGAAGTAACTCTAGAACAGGCAACAGAAATAGTCCCGGCATTAATTAAGAAAACTGGATTAAGCCTAACAAGGGAATATGGAAATGGCATAACAGATGTTTCAAGATTTTTAGATAAGATAGCAGCCGTTATTAATCTAACAAAGATGAAAGTAAAAGATATTCCTAGTATGCTAGATTCTACAAGAACGGCATTATCTCAAGTTCGCGGGGAATTTGAGAATATGTTGTCTATAACAGGTGTATTGATGACTGCTGGTATGACCAAGAAGGAAGCCGGGCAATCTTATAATATATTAGTAAGAACATTAGCAAAAGACGCGGCATTAATAAAATCCCAGAAAGAAGTATTTAAACCACTTTTAGACTTAAAAAAACAAGTAGCAATCTATAGAGGGTTAACCCCATTTACTAGCGAAGGTCAAGATATGGGGACTGTATTTGGAGGGGCAAAGGGATTTGAGAAATATGTAAATGATTTAATAACTGGGAGTAAAACAGTAGCAGAGGCTCAAAAAGATATATTTGGGGAGATGTTTAAAGGAGCCTCTGCGGATTTTAAGAATAAATTTCAATCATTTTTATTTAAGATAGAAGAACAAAATACTAGAGTAATAGGTGGATTTACAGCTAGAAAGAAGCTATTTGCTATTTCTAAATTATTTCCGTCATTAAATGACTTGCAAGACGCATTAGACGATGCGTTTTCCGGGAGAATATCATTAACAGAATACTATGCAAAGATATCTAAGGGACTTGATAAAGAGATAGAAGTTATTGGGAAAGACGGAAAAAAGAGAATGATAAAGGCATTTTCTCAATATGACCAAAGAGCATTATTGAGATTAATGTTTGGAGAAGATTCTGCCGCTCAAGCATTCTTGCAATTAAGGAATTATGTAACAGAAGTAGAAAGAGACGTATATAAAGTTGACGCGGCTGGAAATAGGCTTGGTAAGAACCCAATATTTAAAAAAGGACAATTAGTAATGGGCTTTGAAGCCCTAGATTATTTAGAGAAAGCCGCAAAGGATTCAAAGGGGTTTGCGGATAAGTTTAAGACGGCGTATGAGAATTCAACTGCCGGATTATTACAAATGAAGAAAGCATTATCGGAGACATTTAAAACATTATTGGGGGAATCAATACTTCCAATATTAAATGTATTCTTGAAATCCTTGAATACTTTTTTAGCGTCGATTAATGAGATTGTTAAGAATAAACCGGCAGTAGCTCAATTTTTAGGGGGATTTACATTAGTAACAGCCGCGTCAATAGGGCTTGCCGGAGTAGTATCTACATTAAAACTAATGCGTGGGGTATTAGGAACAGTATTTACAGAATTAAGCGAAGGGGCTTTAAAATCTGCAAAAGCTACAGATGCCCTAAATAAGCAATTACAAGTAACAAATAGTCTTAGAGCCGGGGACACAATAATAGATATGGGGAATGTATCAAAGTCTAGCAAAGTATCGGCTATGGCTGATATTACTAGCTTGACTAATATTGATAAATCTATAAAACGGCGGGAAGAATTCGGAGCTATTTTAGCAAAGAGAAGATATGATATTAATGTTCAGAAGTTAAACTCTGATTTTAAGAAAAATCTAGCGGACTTCAAGAAACATCAGGAAGGACTTAATTTATCTGGTAAATCTAGCGAGTTAAAAAAGTTATATAAAGATAGATATAATCTAAAAGGTTTAAAAGCGGAGATTGGAGCCTCTAAGTTTAAAGAGTTATATGCACAAGAAAGTAAAGCTATTAATAAAAAAATAAGAAACTTGCAGAGGTCAATTAATACTGCGGAAAAGAATAAGCTAAACTTTTTAGATTCACAAAGAAAAAAATTAATAACCCAAAAAGTATTATTAAAGCGCCAATTAAAAATGGATTTAGCAAATAATTCCGCCCAAATAGGATTACTTACGCATAAGAAATCTTTAGTGGGTAGTAATTTATTATCAACACTAGATAAATCTAATTCAAAGCATCGAATAAAATTATTTGACGGGATATCAAAATTCTTTAAAAGCCCTATGATGATGTTTATAGGGAAGATGGCTTCTTTAACAATAGTAGTAACTTCTATAATGTGGATGTTTAAGAAGAATATTGGTTTATTCGGGGAGATAAAGAAATTTGTACAGGGGACGGATGAAAAGATTGGATTCTTGTCAAGGATAAAGGGATTTTTTGAATTATCAAATAATTCCGGGAAGTTTAAGAATTATGAAACTCAAAAGAATTTATTAACAACTAATGAAAAAGCGGCTATTGAATACTTACAAAAAGCTCCTGAATATAAACTTGATGAAAAAGGTCAAAGATTAAAAGACGCTTCCGGTAAAGATATATTAAATACTAAGGTATTTCAATTAGGCGAAGGCGGTAAGAGAGCTGTTGAAATAAGACCAACGGGGATGTACAATATCTTATCAAAGACGTTGCCGAAAATATATAGAGATTTGATACTAGAAAATGAAGCTATAGAAAGCGACTATATGAAGAGCGCGGAAGCCAATCTTTTAAAGAATATTTCTGGCGGAGTAGAATCTACGGAAGCAAGAGAATTCTATGAAAAGGTATTATCAAGATATTCTTCTGTTTTAGTACAATATAATGCGGAGCAAATAACTGCTAATAAAGATGCTATTAAAGCAAGATATGGCTTAGGTGATGATTCTGATAAAACAATAGAGTTATTAAAAACAATAGCCAGTAAGCCCGAGTTAGAGAATGTAAGAAAAGGATATGAAGAAACAGTAAAACAAATTAATGATATAACAAAGGACGCAAAGAAGAGAGCATTTTTTAATGAGAATGCCGGAAATACATTAGCAAAGATGTTTACTAAATTTCAGGAATTTTTCGCTCAATTTGAAACCCATTTAGCAAATATAGCATTAGGTGTTGGTATTAGCGGGTTATTATTGAAATCTGGCGGATTTATGACAAGAATGGTAAATATGCTTGGAATAATTGGCGGAGTAACAATAGCAACTAATGTAGGAAAGAAACTAAGTGAAGGCGATGTAGCTGGTGCTATGTCTCAAATAGGTGTATCTGCGGGTACAGGTGTGGTTGCTGGATTTGGTGTTAAGCTTCTAAAAAGTATGGGAATACTAGGTAAAGATTTTCCAATAATTGGCACAATGGCTGCCGCTGGCGGGCTGGCAAGCGCGGTATGGGAAACATATCTTAAAAGTAAAGAAGATAATAAGGCTATTGGAGACCTACTAGAAGCTAGAATTAAATCAGAGAGGGGGTCTGGAAATACAGAATTGGGTAAGTCTTGGTACGCTACTGGTCGTTTAACAATAACAGGCGATTTTAATAAACAAGTTAGTGAATTATTTGATACCATAGTTCCTAAGAAGGTAGGTGATACTGGCGGATATGAAATGTATTCTGTGAATTCTGATGCGTATGATAAATTGTTTAATAAGTATGTCGAAGGGTATGTTGATTTAACTGGGTTAGAAAATATTAATCTAAGAAATAATTTAAGTGGTCTAGGGTTAACATCAGAAGATGGTAAATATAGTTTTAAGGACATAGTTGAACTATACAAGAAGTATGCGGCACAAGAGTATAATTCTAGCACATTAACTTCAACCCAAAAGGAAAAACTTGGGTTTAAAGACAGTTTTTTGGATAAAGCTAATTTTAGTCAAATAATGAGAGAAATTAGGGGTAAAATAAAGAATCAGTTTAAATCAAATTTAAAAAGTTCTCTTATAGACCCAGCCGGTACAGAAAACAGCGGGGAATTATCAACTGAAATAGATAGGACATTAGCTCAAGTAGGTAAAACATTAGTACAACCGATTAATGTTGATTCTCTTGCAGATTCTAGTAATAATTTAGCGGATGAAATTAAAAAGAACGGGTTATTTTTAAAAGAAAATACAAAAGCATTAACTAAGAATAATGATTTTATATATTTTGAGATTGGGGCTTCTCAATATGGAAAGAGAATTTCTCCGAAAGAAGCAAGAGATGATATATGGAATGGCTTAAAAATGTGGGGGGATGAGAAGAAAAGAATAGCGGCTTGGGAATGGAATACAACTAAAGAGAAAAATGATAAAAAGTGGAATACGCCTTTTTATGAGTTTGATAATTTTAATGTTACAAACGATTTAAAATTACAAGAGATTCTTTCAAGTATTAGAAGTCTTACTATGTTATCAGATTTAGATTTGTCTTTGGAAGATATTAAAGAACGAAAAAGGAATAAGCTAATAATAGAGACAAGGAAATTAGACGAAAATAGACGCAAACAGGAAGAGATTTTAGGGTATGATAATCTTATTAATTGGTATGAAAAAGTAAGTCAAAACTCATTTAATAAAGATTTTGAAAAATTAAAGAAAGAATATATAGACAAAGATTTATCTCTTGATGAAGGCTATAATAAATATAAAAAAATATTACAACGTCAAGAGAGAAGAGAACTAAACATAGAAGAGCTTAAAAAATTGAGAGATAATGTAAGCAATGATATGTCATTAAACCAAGCGTTAGACGGAAAAATAGAATTTACTCTTAATTTAGATATTAACGGAAAAGAATCCGGTCAAAAGTTAATAGAGACATTGAGTATAAAACAGACTAATCAAGCAAGAGTTTTTGAAAGTAAACTGGGCGCTAAAACTGTAAAGATAGGGTAGTAAAATGTTAAAAGATATAGATAAAGTATTAAATAGTATTTATAATTTTGGCGGTATGTTTGCAGTAGATAATATTCCGCCGTTTATAGTACGATTTGATTGGTTTCCCGATGATTTTACAGAGGATTTTTCCGCCGAGTATGATTTTGCCGGATATCCGGGAGCAAGGCATCAATTTCCGATATTTAAAAATGTATCTCCAAAGACAATAACATTTACGGCAAGATATGATATATCACATAGAAATAAGAACACTAGAAACTTAGACCTTAATAGCTTTGCCCCCGATTTTACAGACGTTCAAGATATTGGGCATGAAAAATATTTTATATTTAAAGGGGCTAATAAAACCGTAGTAAATTCAATGCAATTAGCAAATGGGGACTATATTAGCGTTATTCGTAGTTTATATGAGAAATTAGTATTACCAAAGTATGGTTTAGCAAGAGCGGCTCAAACATTAGCTGGTAAGCTAATAGCGGTATCACAGGGGTCAACAGACCCATCGCCACCTTTAGTATTGTTGGTTAAAAATATTGGTAAGATGTATCTAGGATATTTAGCGGAGGCAAAGCCAAAAGAGCTAAATCATAATTTTAGGAATTTTTGTACAAGAATAGAATTTGCGTGTAAATACTTAGTAACGCCAGATTTAATATTTGATTCAATGGATGAGGTTATTAGAGAATTGAATATTATTAATTCAATTCTCTAATGATATAGGAGGGCAATATGTTTCAGTATTTAACAATGAATAGAGATAAGATTTTTGATAAAAACGGAAACGACGTATATGTAAAAGGATTCAGAAAAAGAATAGATTATATGGATAATATGGTTTATATTGCAAAGATGAAAGAAGAGATATTAAACCGCCCGGATATCATAGTAAAAGATTTATATGGTTCTGTAACTAAATTAAGCGGGATAATAGATACTAATGATAAAGATATATTCTCTTTTAGACCAAATGATACATATAACTATGCTTCTAAAATGTTAGCAATATAAAGGGAGTTATTGTGATAACAAAAACAGATAAGTCTCCGGCGTTTATAATCTCATATTCTCCAGACCACGTTGTAGTAAATGCAACCGGGAAAGAAATAAAAAACGCGGGATATAAAAGCGTATGCGATGTAATAAGAGAGCATTTATCAGAATTAGCCGGAAAAGATTTTAAGGCTAGACAGAAAGCAATAAAGATTCTTCAACCGGTTTTATTAAGTAAGATTGAAGAATCAATGGGTTCTATTATGTCAGATATTCCGCGGGATATGGGAAGAAAAATAAGCGGAATAGTATTAAAGCAATCAATAAAAGAAGCAACTACTTTAGAATTAACTTTTAGCAAATTAACAATAGAAGAAGCAGATAATATATGTTTTAGCCGAGGAGCGACATTTAGACTATGGGGGGGATATTTTAATCAATCCGGTACTAGAGATGTTGATTTATTATTTGAGGGGTGCGTTCAGAATGTTCAAACAAGCTATGACCAAGCTGGAATAACAAAAACATTATTATTAGCCAGCCATAAATATACAAAGGTTGCGTATTTGCTTACTCCGTTTGATATATTTAATTACTTTGATTATAAGTATTATAATGTGCCTGCGGATAGAAAGGAGCGGATAAAGACATTTAAGGAATTTTTATTTAAAGGGGTAAGTAAATATTTAGATGATTGTCCTATAA